CTCATCTAGAACCGTCTTATCTACAAGAAAAAAGCTTCTAAAAAAGCAATCTTCTTTGTTCTGAAAGCAATGATTGGAGTATTTTTGATGGATAAAAAAATATTTGAGGTTGAGTAATGGACCTACAAAACTTTATATATCTAGTATTCGCAGCAGTCTGGCTCTTTGGTCTGATCTGGGCTGGTGTGATAGCTTTTAGAAACAGGGGTAAAAAAGATGGAAGATGAACTAGAAAAACTCATCGGTCAGAATGTTATCTACGCTATTGCTGAAATTGTTTTTGAAGGAGCAAAAAAAGTAGAAATACCATTGAGGTTTAAAAACGGGGATAAATACAAAATAACGGTAGAGGAGGACAAACATGACTAAACTATTTTACACAATCCTCGGCTCAGTCTCGCTGGTATTTCTGATCGTGTGTATTAATCTTAATTCACGAATCAACGACTTAAACAATAAAGTCAGTGATCTCGAATGGACGGTGCAAGAGCATGAACTATCTATCCAGAGGTTGGCTGAGAAGAATAATGCGCAGGATGTGATTTTAAATAAGCTAAACAGCGAGTATCAGATGCGAGAGAGACAACGGGCGGAAGAATTGAAAGAGGTGGCTGATTTGAATGGAGTAGGTGGATGAACGTAAAGAAGCGACTGAACAACCTTAAATTTCTTGATGATACGATTAAATCAAAGAGACAGGAAATCTTTGCTCTCGAATCTCTCGTACAAAAAGCGCAAGTCTACTCTGACGAACCAAAAGGAAGCAGACAAGGTAACAAGACTGAGGAATTGAATGTAAAAATCATTGATGAGAAAGAAAAAATCGAAAATGAAATTATGACTCTCTGGTCTGAGAGCAGAAAGACTATCAATGCGATCGACCAGCTTGAAGATCCACTTGAAAGAGCAGTATTGCGATACACTTATGTTAATGGTTACAATTGGATCAAGACCACAGGACAATTGAATTGTTCACGCACAACCTACCAACGTGCTAAAAAGTCTGGTATTGAACATTTAAGCTTGAAATTATGACACAAAAACGGACATTATGGTAATGACAATGTGCTATTATGGTAATACGGACAAGGAGAACAGGACATCTACTCCAAGCGGTTTGAGCGTTTTTTTCAAAGTTTTATCTCCAAAAAATAGTTTTGATGATTTTTCACGTTACATGCTCCTTGTCTTTCTTATTGATACCAACGGGATCGGATTAAACCGATCTTTTTTATTTTGCCGAAAGCGAGGTGAACCAGATGGCGAAATATACAGAATGGTTGACCGATGAAGGCTTGCTTCTAATTCAAGGCTGGGCGAGAGATGGGTTAACCGATGAACAAATAGCCAAAAATATGGGCGTTTCTTACTCGACTTTTAGAGATTGGAGAAAGAAATTTTCGGCACTTTCGGCAGCCCTAAAAGAAAGTAAAGAGGTTGTCGATAGACAGGTTGAAAATGCGCTCTTTAAAAATGCAGTCGGTTTTATGTACGAAGAGGAGACGGTAACAAATGCTGGTGAAGTGGTTACTGTCAAAAAGTACAGCAAGCCAAATATCACTGCTCAAATCTTCTGGTTGAAGAACAGGAAGTTGAAAGAATGGCGAGATAAGCAGGAAGTTGAACAGATCAATCACAACATTGAAATAACGGTCGGTGAATGGGATGACGATAAAACTTAACATCAGTCCATCCAAGGTCTTCAACAGGCACATCTACGATCATCTGTTTGACTACGATACCTTTACAGAGGTCCACTACGGTGGTGCTTCGTCTGGTAAGAGTCACGGAGTTTTTCAAAAGATTGTCATTAAAGCCCTGAAAGACTGGAAGAAGCCACGAAAGATTCTTGTACTTCGAAAAGTCGGTGCAACTGTTCGTGATTCGGTGTTTGCAGATGTGCAATCAACATTGTCATACTTCGGTATTCTTAACATGTGCAAAATCAACATGTCTGCATTTCGTATAGAGCTGCCAAATGGCGCAGAGTTTATTTTTAAAGGGATGGATAATAGCGAAAAAATAAAGTCCATCAAGGGCATCTCTGATGTGGTCATGGAAGAAGCGTCTGAGTTTACTCTTGACGACTATACACAGCTCACGCTTCGTTTGCGGGATAAAGCGCATAAGCAGAAGCAAATATACTTAATGTTTAACCCAGTGTCCAAAGCGAACTGGGTTTATAATGCTTTTTTTGTCAAAAAACCCAAAAATACAGTTGTTTATCAGACGACATACAAAGATAATCGCTTTTTAGATGCTGTAACAAGAGAAAACATCGAAGAATTGGCAAATCGCAATGAAGCGTACTACAAAATATACGCTTTGGGAGAGTTTGCGACTCTTGATAAGTTGGTTTTCCCGAAATATACGAAAAGACTGCTAAACAAAGACAATTTAAGACATTTCACATCTTATTTTGGTATGGACTATGGTTTTATCAACGATCCGAGCGCATTCATGCATGTGAAGATTGATGATGACCGCAAAAAATTGTACGTTCTCGAGGAATATGTGAAAAAAGGCTTGACAAACGACAAGATCGCGGAAGCTATTACCGCCCTTGGGTATGCAAAAGAGCAAATTCGAGCAGATTCGGCTGAAAAGAAGTCAAATCAAGAGTTACGAAATCTTGGAATCAGTCGGGTTATTGATGTCAAGAAGGGTGCTGGTTCAGTCATGCAAGGAATCCAGTATCTTCTACAGTATGAGTGGATTGTAGATGAAAGATGTGTGAAAACCATAGAAGAGCTGGAAAATTACACATGGAAGAAGGATAAAGCTACAAACGAGTACATCAACGAGCCTGTAGATTCCTACAACCACTGTCTGGATGCGATAAGGTATGCAATCCAAGACAAGATCACTAAATCTAAAATCAAAACTTTCAAAGGAGGTTTTTAATTGACTAAAGTCAGAATTAACAACAAGCGACTGCTGACTGTACCAGTAAATACTGAGGTAACTGCAGAGATCGTAACAGAAGCGATTCGCTTGCATTTGAGTAGACTCGTACCAACCTATCGAGAAAACGAAAATCTATACTTATCAGATCACAAGATTCTGCATGCTAGAGCTAAAGATGTATGGAAGCCTGACAATCGTCTAGTTGTTAACTACGCAAAATACATTGTGGACATGTTCAACGGTTATTTTATCGGTATTCCAGCCACTGTATCGCATGACGATCAAGTGATTAGTGATTATGTCAATGACTTCCGAAAATTCAACGACATGGAAGATAGCGAGAGCGAACTATCCAAGTTGGTTGATATCTTTGGCCATGCATTTTGGTATGTGTACCAAGACGAAGATGCGAACACTAGAGTGACTTACAACAGCCCGATGAATATGCTGATTGTGCATGATAACTCTGTTTCAGAGCGTCCTAAATTCGCTGTACGGTACATGATCGATGAAGAGACTGGTGCTGGAACTGGTGAGGTTGTGACTGATAAGGAAACAATCTATTTCACGCTTGATAATGCTGGTGATGTGCATTTTGGTGAGCGAGCAAACCACATCTATTCGCATCTCCCAATCATCGAAGTGATCGAAAATGAAGAGCGTCGAGGCATCTTTGAAAGCGTGAAGACATTGCTTGACGCACTCAACAAAGCGGTCAGCGAGAAAGCGAATGATGTTGATTATTTCGCAGATGCTTACTTGAAGATCATTGGTATGGAGCTAGACGATGAAGTAAGTAAGAGCATCCGTGACAATCGTGTGTTCAATCTATGGGGTGAAAGTGGCAGTCAGTTAGATGTTGACTTCCTGCAGAAACCAAATGCAGACCAGACGCAAGAAAACCTTATTGTATTGTTGCGTGATGCAATCTTCAATATTTCAATGGTTGCCAATTTATCAGACAAAGACTTTGGCAATAGCTCTGGTACAGCTCTTGCATACAAGTTGCAAGCGATGGACAATCTCGCTAAATCAAAAGACCGCAAAATGCAGTCTGGATTTAATCGATTGTATGAAGTTGTCTTATCTGTACCAACAACACAGGTACCAGCAGATGCATGGTCTGAATTGAATTACAAATTTACTCGTAATGTGCCTAAGAACACGCTGGAAGAAGCACAAATCGTAAGTCAATTAAATGGTCAAGTGTCAGACGAAACGAAACTATCTGTCTTGTCTATCGTCCAAGATCCAAAAGAAGAACTCGAACGCATGGAAGAAGAAAGCAAGAAAGACAGTGAACTATATCAGCAAATGGCTCTAAATGAGCGCATGAGCGATCTTGCAATCAACAAGGATGCAGAAACAAGCAACAAAGAAAAGGACGGTGTAGAGGATGACAGAGACCGTCAGACAGAATAGTTACTGGCGCAACCGTGTTGAACTAGAGCAGAAAGCAGCAATCAAGCGTGACGAAGATTATGCGACTGAATTGAAGAAGATGCATGATTACTACTTCAATGAGATTGATAAGGAAATCAGAACGTTTATCAATCGCTACGCTGAGAAAAACGGAAATATTCCTTATTCTGAGGTTGTTGCACGACTTGATGCAATGGATGTTGCTGCATTTTCTGAGAAAGCCAAACGATACGTTGAAGAGAAAGATTTTGGTGCGATAGCCAATAGAGAATTGGCTATCTACAACCTCAAAATGCGAGTGTCAAGGCTTGAAGCTCTACAACAAGAGCTAGACTTGCAAATGATTGCCCTAGCAAACGAGGAAGAAAAGAAGACAGGCGACTTTTTGAAGGGCGAATACTTGCAAGGGTTAAAGAGTCAAGCTGGTATTTTAGGAGTATCAGAAGGAGCTACAGTCTCTACTGCGATGAAGCAGGTTATAGATCGCAACTTCAACGGTGCAACTTGGTCAAGTCGTATCTGGGAGCGTCAAAATGCTCTTCGAGACATAGTCAAGAAAGCAACCGCAGACTTGCTGATCCTTGGCAAGAATCCAACACAGATTATATCGAAGCTACGCAAAGAATTTGGGGTATCTGCTCATCAAGCAAAACGCTTGGCAGTGACAGAAGGTTCACGAGTAGCAATGGCAGCGCAAAAAGATAACCTGGAATCACAAGGTTATGATGAATATGAGTACATAGCAGAGCCAAGTGCTTGCAAGATATGCGCTCCACTGGATGGCAAGATCTTTAAGGTCGAAAATATGGAATCAGGGCGCAATTGCGCTCCGATGCACCCATTCTGTCGATGTAGTGTTGCTGCTCACTATTCTAAAGTTGTTAAACCAGTTGAAAAAGAGGTTGAAAAACCTAAAGAAATTGAAGAAGTTCCATCTGTTGGTACAGCTTTTTCTTATGGTTTAGATTTAGCCCATAAAACTTTACAAAATTTTGTTGACAATGCTAAAAAGTGGTATAATAGTCATATAGAAAGCCAGCTATCTGCCGATGAAATCAAAGCGTCTAGTGAAGCTCTAAAAAAAGTAATAGACAACAGTGCTTATTCTATGCGTTTTAGGTCTGCGAACATTGACAAACTGATAGAATCCGGAAGGTTTATGAATCAGTTTGAAACTGGAACGAGTGGCGGGACTCTCAATGCAAAATACAGAAGACAAGCTACAAATCAATTATTTGGTTTGTCTGGCAAACGCTTGAAGAAGCCTGAGTTTGAAAAGTATGGCTACTTTGGAAACAAGGACGCTTACAAAGATTTTGCCTACAACTTGACAAGAGGGAACGGTGTTTTTCAATACGGTGATGTCATCATCCATTTTAAAAAAGATAAAGTGGCGAACAAGACAACATTCACAGTAAACAACAGCCTTGGCCCTGCGGTCTATCAAGAACTTGTTGCAGACAATCCAAACAGACCGAATTTGGTTAGTATCGATAAAAGGTTTCTGAAAGAAACGGTAGATTTGCTCAAAACTGGCAAAATCGAAACACCAGAAGAGG